AGGAAGACCTGCGTTACGGAAAATATCCATACGAAGCTCATCGGGAGCTGCAAGACCCTCAGTCGTTGGTGCAGTATTGTCTGCGTCAGCGGAGTTAATAGCGTTATAAGCCATTGAACGGATATCTTGTACAACCTCTGGAGAACAAATAAGGTCCGTTAAGCCCTTAGTACGAGTGGTTGGAGTTCCACCGATCCATGAAGTGTTGATTCTCTTAGCAAGAGTAAGAAGATCGTTCATGTCAGCAAGCGTGAACTTACCTGCAACCCTGTTCGTTTGAACGTGTGGTTTTGAATTGGTGGTAGCGCCAGCTACAGAAGTCATAAGCAAGGTAGCTGAAGTAGTTTCCTGCTTAATCAAAATCTCCTGTGCGACACGAGTGAAAGTCTTGCTTATAACGTCCATGCGGCTTTTAGCTGCATAACGACGATCAAAACTTACGGCACTATCAAGGCTGTAAGTAGCAAGTTTCAACTCAGAGGCAGTTGGAAGGACTTGGTTAGTTGGGAGACCACCAGCATGGCTTTGGCTCCATACGTTAACATAATCCGTATCGGAAATGTTATAATACAGATCCAAAGGAATGCTTGGGTTATCTTCAGCATCAAACTGAAGTGACTGGAACAGATTGCTTACAGTTGGGGCTTGGTTAAGAACCTCAGCCAAAACTGGTCCGATAAACTCGGCAAGAGCAACCTGCGCCTCATATGCAACTGCTTTGTTGCGAGAAGCCATAGCTTTAACAAGCTCGACTTGTTCTGGGGTGCGTTTTAAAGTAATTTTCATGATAAAATTTTCCTTGTATGAATTAATTATAGTTTGACGACGATGTAGTCACCTAAGAACTGATCACTTGTTGGGCCTTTGTTGCTTCTGGAACCAGTTCCAAGAACTTTTCCGAAGTGTCCTGAGGACCAATGTGCATGTTTTGAGTGAGTTGTTGCAGTTCCACTAAGCTTTCCTGGGTTAGTATGCGATATCATTACCGTTCCCCCTATAGGGTAATCGGTAGCGCTTCCGTCAAAACCACTATCAGATATAGTAAATATACCGTGCGTAGCGACTGGGACAGCTTGGCCTGGGAGACATGCTTGAGACTCAATTTGCTTAGTTGGGTTATAGAGAAGTTTTTCTCCGTTTTCGTCGTTTTTGGCGGTCTGCATCAGCGTAATCCCAAGAGGGCGCTGGCCAGATGTAGCCGCGTTGACTGTCAGATTAACTTCAGGGTACATCTCTGTAGTACCAAGAAACGGAAAGCTGGTATCACCCAGATAAGTGTTTGTTTGGTAAGTAACAGGATCAGCATTAAAGTTACCGTTTGTAATGGATACGAAAACTCCAGCATCGCCAGAGCCAACGTCCGTTGTCGCGTCGAGAGCCGAGTTGGTATCCAACTTGTATAGGTTCACGACATCGTGATCAGAATATTGTCTGAATGGTAAGATTCGAATAGACATGTTGTGTTATTATTAGTTATTTAGTTAAATTAAGAAATTTCAATGTTTTCGCGCTTAAAGGCATCTTTGAATTTATCTACAAGAGAAACTTCTTTAGAGGCTACGGCTTCATTAACGTTAGGGACAGCAGCATCAGTTTGCTCTGCATTATCAAGCGCTTTCTCAACTTCTACCTCTTCGCTAGAAGCGGTAGAAACTCTTTTCGCAACTTCTTCGTCAATTCGTTTTTGTATTTCTTCGTTGAAGGATGCTTGCGCTTCTTTATTTTTATGTTTCCAAAGAACTTCGAGTTTAGATGCAAAAGCTTCAAAAACTTCTGCTTCATCAATACTTTTAAGTTCCTTAGCGAGAAATTCGCGGTCCTGATCATCAAGATCATAAGACTGATCAAGAGAATCCATTCTTTCGTTAAAGCGAGCAACTGCTTCTTCGGTCTTCTTCTCGTTTGCAAAAACCGAAATGCGCTCATTGGCTGCTCCCAGTTTCGCTTCGAGTTCGGTTACTGAAGTTTTAAGTTCTTCGTATTCTTTAGCGATTGTTGCTTTTTCTGACTTCGTTGCCTCAATGTCGGCACGATATTGCTCATCGCGCTGTTTAATGGCTTGAGAGAATGTGTCAGTCATTGAAGCGACAGCTTCCTTTGAAAATTTCTTTTCATTGAGAAGCTCCTTAAGTTCTGAAATAGTTTGTTCGATTTCCATAGCGTTAATATCCTTTCGGGTGTTTACATTTAAATTAGTGTTTTGTGAAATATTATCACGTCTATCATTTATAAAAATTTTTTCTGCCTCAGGCTCTTTTGAATACAATCCTTTAACATCGGCGGCAGGGTTAAGGGTATACGCAATCCCTAATGGGTATATATCCCCCACTATTAATCGATAAATATCTTCCCCATTTTCGGTCTTTCCATTACCCCCATAACTCTTTAAAAAACCCTTCATTTCCTCAATTTTTTCAGGATCTGAGATTATTCTTGCGTCCTCTAAAGAATCGCTTCCTACAGCTAAAACATAATCACTAAATCCCACTTCCCAGCTTGCTGATACTTTTTGGTAAGCAGGGTCTTCAGGGTCTAAGGATTTTTCCACTAAATTAGTAAAACTTTTATTGACAGATTTATAAATTACGGCCCCTAAAGAAATATTAAACGCCCCTTTTTCGGTTTCTACCTCCTTTGGAGTTAATATTTTACTTGAACCAAAAGCGCTAAAGCCCGCCTCTGCGATATGACCCACTATTTTTTCTTTATCGTGTTCTATATTCGTAGGCTTATGAACAAAATTAGGAGTATAAGCCGTGGCTGTTGCGGTATCCAACCCATCACCATTCTTATTAAATTTGTTAACAACTGCGGCATTAAACGCAACACCTAATAAATCGATGTTACTTTCATAATCTATCCCCTTAGGGATCAAGGGTGCTAAATTATCTAAAGATGCCCTTGAAATTAAAGACGCATCGCTGATTTCACAGCTTGAAAGGGGACAATCAAAAGTAGTTGTATACTTGTAGTCCATTATTTCTTTTCCGTCCAACTTTTTGGAAGGGCGCTCTCCGCACCAATTTTTTTAGCTCTTCTAGTTAATTTAGCTTTAAATTCATCAAATGTCATAGAGCCTTTATATCGGCCCCAACTGCTAACTGCATCTTTTACATCTTGAGCTGACATTACAGGAAAAGAACGTCTTTTAGGATCAAGAAAATCACTATCTTTTAATGCGCTCCTTTTTTTACCCCCAAATCGCTCAGCAGCGTCCATAAGAATTTGAGCATAATTTTTCTCGGATTTCTTATCGAATTTCTCATCTCGCTTTAATGCTTTCTTTTCTGCACTCTTTTTAGCTGACGGCTTACCTTTTTCAAGTTTTTTAGTTTTGCTCTTGTCGTCTTCTATAGCGTCTTTTTCGTGTTGAACCTTTTCTTTTTTAGTGTCCTTTTTAAGCTCTTTTTTGTCTATTTTGTCCCACTCTTTTTTAGTCTTGGCTGCCTCCGACTCCGTTCGTACATCAGATTCATCTTCCCCCTTGTCTTTTTCAAGAGCCGCTATTTCAGATTTAATGCTTTCAATAGCGTCTTGGTGATGCTTAAGCTGCTCCCTCAAAGTTTCTCTGCGGAGTTCTCGTGAATCCTTTTCATCTTGTTTGTCAGTGATGTCTTCCTTGTCTTTTTCAAGATTGGTCGTTTCACCTGCCGCATCTTCCATCTTTTTATCTAATTCGGGATAAGGCTTGCCAAAGCCAGCGTCTGTTAAAGACAGTTCAATTTCTCCTCCCGATCTTTTAGGGATGAATTTATAAAGAGCTTTCAGATTTTTTTTCATTGCTATGATAAAGTATTGCTGCGGGGTATAACTCAAGTTTGTGATCAGTAGAGAGCGTTAAAACTTCAGTCAACGTATGCAAATTTTCTATTTCGTTAAAATCTTTTACACAGGATTTGACCGTTTCTGCCCAAGATTCTTCATTTTCCGAACAAACTATTGATTCGCATAAGCTTGCAACCGTTTCTTCCTGAGAGTCAGAAAGCTTATCAACCCCTAAATTTTCCATCATTTGGGCTTTGGCGGAATTAATAAATTCATCTATTTTATAAATAGTTTTTTGGATGTCGGCCCTAGAGTACATTGCATTTACTATAGGAACGTCAACAGTACCCTCTGGTCTGCCCGCTTGTTGAGGAGTGTTAGTGTTTTCTCCTTCCTCTGGCCCTATCATTGGAACTCCCCCCACCAACGGATTATAATAGCCATCCTTTCTTTCTTTAACGAAATCTTTTTGCGAAGGAGCTATTTGATCGGCTTCTGGGAATCTGCCATTGTGGAACATATCCATCCCTTGTTGTGGCGTAAGAATACCCAGTTCCATTAAACGAGTAGAAACCCTCATGAGTTGAGTTTCATCTCTCATGTCGATATCCTTCATCTTTACTTCAGGATAAGATCTAAACCCAAGCTCATTAGCTATTCTTTTAACTTCTCTCTGTAAAAAATCATTCAAAAACCCGCTTCTAGACTCTTTTAGCCTATCAATAAATATTTGAGCCTTAACCTGAGTAGAACTAAATTTCTCTTCTCCAACTACTATGTTTTGTAGTCCCTGTTTGATATCCTCGTTAAGAATTTGATATTTTTCTGGACCTAAAACCCTATTAAGCTCAGGAATAATGAATTCCGCTTTAGTTGTGTAATCGGAAACCAAAACTCTACCGACACTCTCGTTTTTAAACAAGTTCTGCATAGCAGCAAGGTTGTTTGCATTTATCCCCCCCTTATCAGGATCAGCTCCCATTGTTATTAAAAGAATAACATTTTCCACAGTGCGGGTAATGGCTTGATCCATTTTTTTAAGTTCCATCTTTGCATTAATGTCTTCCAAAACAGGGAAACCGAAAGGTATTGCAAACGGCTCATAGTCCTGCTTTTTATAAAAAGAGTAAGATAACCTTCGTGGGTCTAAAGCTAATTTTAAGCCGTTGGTCGCATAACCCCCCTTTTTTATTGTTTCCTGTGTTTCAGTGTCTAAGCTTTCAAAAAGTTCCGCATCTTCTTCTGTTTGAGGGTTTTGCAATCGAGCTAATTCATATTCCGACAAAACTTTCTCGTAGGCTCCTGTAGAAAAAGTTGTCGCCCTCTTAGCAACCACATCATAAGGGTTGAGCAAAATATAACGTAAAGGTATTTTATTAAGAGAAGGGTTTATGGAACCTACTTGATTTACAATTTTAGCGTAATCATCCGCTTTAAACCTGCCATCAATTCTGTACAAGAATACATTTCCGCTTCTGTAATATTCTCTAAAATATTGATCTTTAATACTTAATATATTTATTCTTTTAAACCACTCGTAAAAGAATTCTCTACTTTTTTTTGTGCCGCCCTCCAAGTAAAGATCTGTATTGGTAAATTCAGCCATTATATCTATGGCGTTTCTAAAGACCGCCACATTAGCGTAAGCCTTTTGGCACAACTCTATAGTATCTCTAACATCTATACCGTCGGCTGAGTAATCGTAAGGCAAAAGTCCTACATTTATGCTGTAAAATCTAGCTTTTAGATTTACAAAAGCTGACCTGTTTGTTCTAGATCCTCCAAAGCCGCTTGTGCTCATTGTTTGTCTACGTGCTGTAGTTGTCTCATTATAAGAAGCATCTGCTGTATAAAACGGTTCTCCCAGTAAATCTGGTGACACAGTTCCATCTTTGCCTACAGGAACATAAACCTCCTTTGTTTTATTGAATTTACCCCAATACTCCGAGCGTTTTGTGTATTTTCTTTTAGCCATAGCGATATGTGATATTACACGGCAAAGTCAACTTTCAACTTTTAAAAGTTAAGAAATAAACATTGGGGTAAAGGTCGTTTCTCCTAAATCTCCGTCGTAAGTTTCCAT